AGGTTTTCATCATCTGAGGTTTGGGAGGGCAGTCAGCAATGGCTGCCCTTCTTATTTTTACGGCCATGAAGATTTGCATCGTTTACAACGCCCATCCAACCGGGTGCAGTTACTACCGCCTCGAAATGCCGAACGCATACTTGGGCGACAACTACCCGGAATTTGATTACGTCTGCGTGGAGAATATCACCACAATCAGCGACGAGGGGTTGAAGTCGATTGACCTGTTCCTGTTCAGCCGTTTGTGGTGTCAAGGCACTATGGAGCAAGTCGAAAACGTCTACAAAGCCCTGACCCAATTCGGGGCCAAAGTCATCCTTGACTTGGACGATTACTGGGTCCTTGAATCGGGCCACATCATGTATCGCCACTATCACCAAACTAAACTCGCAGAGGTCATCCGCAAGCATATCAAATTGGCTGACTGGGTAACTTGTACCACCGAGCATCTTGCTGCTCGCATACGGCCTCTAAATGCGAATGTGAGCATTCTGCAAAACGAACCATACGAAGCGTATCAGCAGTTCATCCCCAACCCGGAGGAAGAACCCGACAAGCACCTCGTGAAGTTCGGTTGGTTCGGTGGTGCGCAGCACGGGGAGGACATGGAACTGCTCCGGGAAGGGATGCAGAAGTTACGCTGGGACGCAAACTTGGATGGCAAGTACCGCCTCTATCTCGGAGGGTGGAACGACAATAACCCCGTTTATGAGGGCTACGAGAAAATCATCAGCGACCAAGGGAACAACCCAAACTACGGACGCATTCAAGCAGCGGATATTTACTCGTATGTCGGGGGCTACAACTTCGTAAATGTAACCCTTGCACCGCTCCGGGACACCAAGTTCAACAAACTGAAATCCGAGTTGAAGGTGGTCGAGGCAGGGTGGATGAATAAGGCCATCATTGCAAGCGAAACCATCCCCTACACCGATGTCATCAGGCACGGGGAAAACGGGTTTTTGGTCCCCTACAACAAGCCGAAAGATTGGTACAAATACATCAAGCAATTGATTCTTGACCCCGACCTGCGCAAGGGCTTGGCTGACAACCTCACGAGGGACATCAAAAAGCAGTTCAACGTGGCTGAAACCGCCAAGAAGCGGGCCGAACTATACAGGCAGATTGGGCGCAAATTGTGAAATTCGGGGGCATCGCACATTTACAAGCAGATGCTTTACCTGAACCCTGACACGACCAACACCCTGACGGTTACTTGGACCGAGCGAGCCAGTACTGGGGACCGCTACATCTTGCGACTTACGAGCATTGCCAAGAACACGACGACCGATTTCACCCTGCTGAAATCCGCCAATCTTTCCAACTATACCAACCGCTATGACCGATTTCAAATTGCCGTGGGCTCGCTTGAAACGGGTTCCTATAAGTACGAAGTTTACGATACCAATAGCACGGTTACCGCTGCTTTGGCGGTCGTTGAAACGGGCTTGGCATTTATACAAACCGCAACGATAGGCTTCAACACCTACGCCAATTCAATCACTTACAACACCTTCCTCGCATCCAGCGTGAGGGTATTCGATTCAACCTTTGACCAATCCTTCGCATGAGCGTACAAACACGAAGCCAACTCCAAGCGAGCGCCTTAACCATCACCAACGAAACCGCTGCCGGGGCCAACACCGCATCCCGTGTAGGCGGTCTATTCGACGACCTTGCAGACACCGCAACGCTTGACCGGGAGCGAGGCTTTGCGAACCTTTACCTCAATACCAACACGGCTTTCACCCCAACGCAGGGTCAAAGAGTCAAGTTGACAAGTGCGATGAATTCAGGCGTTTTGTCAACCTATAATTTCTCACGAACTACCAACTCGCTGACCTACACAGGCACAACGGGTGCAACCCTTCGCATCGCTGCGTCCATGGTCTTGGCACAGGGCAACAACCACCAAATCAAGGTTTACATCGCCAAGAACGGCACAACGATTGACCAGTCAATGACTGACATCACAACGGCTCACACGAATGGTCATGCGATTTATACGGAGGCCTACGTTACGGGTGCGGTCAACGATGAGTTCACCATCTACGTCAACGCAATCGATAGCGGTACAAGTATCACGATTTCAGCCCTTTCATTCACAGTTCACACCCTATGAGCAAGTCAACGCAGCACTTCACCCAATGGTTGGGGATAGAGCATAAGGTCCCCGTGATGCTGGAGAATCGTTCCGGCAAGTACATCACCTACGGCTTTGCCAACGAGTACCCCTACTACCTGCTTGACAACTATCGCAGGAGCAGCAAGCACAACGCTATTGTCAACGGCAAGGTGAACTACATCATGGGCGGAGGCTGGCAGGCAGGGGATGACTTGACCGTAGAACAACAAGCCCGGTTCATCAAGTTTTTTGACGGACTTTCCAGCACCGAGGACCTGAACGACATCACCGAGAAACTGGTCTTGGACTTGGAGTTATTCAACGGCTTTGCGGTTGCGGTTACTTGGTCCAAACTTGGCACGATTGCCAAGATGGAACACGTCCCGTTCGAGAAGATCCGTGTGGACAAGGAGGAGAAGATGTTTCAGGTGGCCGACTGGTACAACGACGACATGATGCAGTTGTTCCCCAAGATCGGGGACATCGAGAAAATCCCTGCATTCGACCCGGAGAATCGCCTCGGAAAGCAGTTGTTCTACTATCGTGTGTACGCAGCAGGCGTGAAGCACTACCCTCTCCCCGAATACATCGGAGGCAATGCTTGGATTGAGGCAGACGTGCAAGTGGCGAACTTCCACAACAACAACCTCCGCAACAACTTTTGGGGCGGTTACTTGATTAATTTCAACAACGGCATCCCGACCCCCGAAGAACAGGGCGACATTGAGAGGCAGATTAAGCGCAAGTTTTCGGGAACTGACAACGCTGGTCGCTTCGTTGTAACCTTCAACGATGATGCAGCCAAGGCCCCGACGCTTGAACCGCTCACTCCGAGCGACATGGATAAGCAGTTCGAGATATTGAACAAAGCGATTCAGCAAGAGATATTCATTGCCCACCGTGTAACGAATCCAGCGTTATTCGGTGTCAAAACCGAGGGCCAACTCGGAGGAAGGACTGAATTAGTCGAGGCTTACGAACTATTCAAAGCCACCTACGTCAACGACCGGGTGCGCAAAGTGGAGCGGATGATTAACTACCTCGGCTCGTTCAACGGAGTCGAAGGGATGGAACTTATCCCTGTTGAGCCGATTACCGAGCGACTAAGCGAACAGGCCCTCTTGCAGATAATGACCCAAGACGAACTTCGGGAAAAAGCAGGTCTGCAACCGCTTGAGAAGCCTGCTGACGTGGTTGGACCTAATCCCCAACCCGACGAGCAACCGCAAGCCGTGGAAGCATTGCAGAGCAACGACAACATCAAGAAGTTGTCAGGCCGTGAGTACCAAAACCTGATGCGAATCGTGCGTCAGTATATGCAGGAGAAAATCACGCTTGAGATGGCTCGGACCATGTTGTCAGCCGGCTTCGGTTTGTCAGCCCAAGAGATTGACACGATGCTCGGAGTGCAGGCCCAAGAGTTCAGCGAACCTCAATGGGGTCAAGAAGACGACGAGGACTACGGCTGGGGCGATGAGGAGTTCAAGGTCTTGGAAGTGGTTGCAAGCAAGTTCGGATGCCATGCAGACGACTACCATGTCATGCACTCCAAGCCGATGCGATTTGACTCCAACATAGACGAAAACATCCGTTTAGCCTTTGCCGAACTGGGCGAGGAAGAAAAGGAACTTGACAAGAAGATTGAGGCGTATCGCAAGAAGAACCGGGACGCAAGCGTTGAAGAAATGGCAAAGGAGTTCGGAGTCAGCAAGGCCAAGGTCGCCAAGCGAGTCGCCTACCTAATCACAAAAGACCGCTACCCAATCAGCCGGGCGGTGGACAACATTGCCGAGCAGAACCTGCCCAAGAACGTGAAGGAAGTAGCAGAGCCAGTCTTGGAAGTCAGATACAAATACGCATGGGCCACAGGGTTCAGCAACAAAGACAAAGGCTCCAGTCGTGAGTTCTGCAAGGTCATGCTTGACTTGGCAGGGCAGGGCAAGGTTTACACTCGTGAGGACATTGACGGGATTAGTGCGATCATGGGATATTCCGTATGGAATCGCAGGGGCGGTTGGTATCACACGCCCAGCGGAGTGAATCGCCCGCAATGCAGGCACGTATGGGAGCAGCAGTTGGTAATCCGTAAAGGCAATAAAATCAGCAAGGCATGAAGGCACTATTCATAAGCGAAGAAACGCTACTGGACAATAGCATTATTAACGAGAATGTATCCTACACGCAAATCCGTCCTACGGTTGTCAAGGTGCAAGAGATGCGGATTCAGCCCATCGTTGGCTCTGCACTCTACGGGGAATTGGTTACGCAGGTCGTCAGCGGTTCAACGTCTGCACTCAACCAAACGCTGCTGGAGGACTACATCCAGCCTGCGATGATTCAATGGCTTTACTACGAACTGCCCATGGTCCTTGCATTCAAGTACATGAACAAGGGGATGGTCCGTAGAACGAGCGAAGAATCCTCCCAAATGAGCATGGAGGAAATCACACGGCTGACCGACAAAGTGAAGAACGATGCCGAGTGGTACTCCGAACGCATCACCCGGTACTTGATGGAGAACCGCAATTCCTATCCGCTTTGGAACTCGCCTCCGTCTGCGTTGGATACTATCTACCCGAACGCTACCAACTACCGCACCGGGATGGTCTTGGACCGCAACAGGAGGATGGGAATCAGCAACCTTGACTACCCCTACCCCTACGGACAATTCGGGGCGTGTAATGACTGCTAACGATGGGCGCACATAAAAAAAACATACTGAAACTGCAGACTTATGTCATGGATAAAAATCAAGCAAGCCCTGCTGGACCTTGCAAATGCTCACCCTCAGGTCAACTCCTTCGGGACGGGCGACCCTCTTGCGGTAGGCACGGACAACACGATAAATCTTCGAACCCCAAGCCGTGAGCGAATCGTCTATCCTTTGGTCTTTGCGGACGTTCAGTCTGCAAGTACTGACGCTGGTACTTTGGACTTGGTGGTTGGGGTATATTTTAGTGATAGAGTTGAGTCCATTAAGCCGATGGGCGGAGTGGTTTCGGGCAGCCCTACGCTGGGTTGGCAGGACAACGAGGACGAGGTCCTAAGCGACCAGTTACAAATCGCACAGGACTTCATATCAGCCCTTACAAACGACCCGAACGAGGACTGGACCCTCTCATCCAGCGTGAACCTTACAAGGTTTGTAGAGAGCCGGGACGACCGCACGGCAGGGTGGCAGGCGACGATGACCTTTGAGATTCCCTACGGTCATTCAGTTTGTGAAATTCCCACATAAAAGACATTTACAATTAAACGCTAAAAAATGCCTACACCTATTTTGCAACAAATGCTCGGTCAGGGCGGTACACAGGAGTTCATTGATGGAACCGTTACCGGGAAGAACTACGACTTCTTGGTGGTCAATACCGCAGCCACATTCATAACCCTTACTGGAACTGGAAGCGAAAACCTGCTAACCGCTTACAACTTTAGTGGCAAATCCCTTTCCGCTGGCATCGTTATCAGCGGTCGCAATGGCGGTAAGATTACTGCCGTTACTCCTTCGGTGGGTTCGGTCATCGGTTTCACATTCCTCTAATGCTGATAGGTTACGGCTACGGCTATCCAACCAACCAACTGCTTGGCGGTGGCAATCCGTTTTGGCTTGCCTTCAACCAACGTGCAGACGCTGACGGGGCTTTGCCTGCGGAGGCTGCGGTCAATGGATGCCTCCAAACCCGATTC